AATTATTATTGTTTATATTTCTTCTGGTATTAATATTCCCGCATTAATATAACTATAATAATTATATATTTTTCCATCTATTTCAACATATTTAATTCCCTTTCTACTTACTACTCTCCCCTTACCCTTTTTCGCTATCTGAAATTTCTTATGTTTCATTATCTTAAAATCATCCTTTATATTTGATGTAAATGCCAAATCATTCTTATTTACTCCTAACGCCCACGAATAACATCTATAATCATTCTCTAATGGTTTATTTTGATAAGAATTTATTATACAATCAAAAGAACTCGCCTTTAACATCTTTAAAAATTGATTTACTATCGCCATCTTTTTATTCGCCATTAATAATATATGTTCGTCTGTTGTAATTCCCTTATCTAATGTCTGTATTGAATAATCTTTTTCTAATTGTGTTTTTGTAAATTTCATTATATATCTATATACAACCACATTTCTATCTTTTAATGGTAAATTTTCATGAGAACAAGAACGAATAGCACGTCCTATAACTTGATCTATGCGAATATTATTCCAATAAGGTTCTGTTATCAATACAGCACGAACATTTTTTAATGATATTCCTTCGGCACCACTTGCTGTTATACAGAATAATTTTACTATTTTTCCATAAAGTTGATTTAAATCTTCTGGAAGAACTTTTATTACTTCATTCGGAAGATTTTTAAAATCTCCATTAAATAAATTCATCAAATATTTCGTCTTTTCTCTATCCTGATCGAAAATTACATATCTCTTATTATCATATATCTCATCAAATATATCCTCGTCTGTTAAATAAAATTCTCCATCTATTTTCTTTAAATCAATTTGTTTATATCCATTCATATTTAAAAATTCTGTAAATAATCCAAGACCTTCAACAGATCTAAATTGAGAATATACTAAACAACTTCCCTCTGTATTATTCATATCATCTAACATTGCTGAAAATTTTGGACTAAATTCCTTCTTCGTATTTTCATAAGTTAAATATTTCTTATTTAATAATTCTTCTATTGCCATTTTTAATTTCGTCTCATATACCTCAAATGCTTTCGGTTCATCTTTCACAACTATCTCACTTTCAATACTCGCATTCGAATTTAAATCTTCATCTATCTCCTTCTTTATCGCCTTCTTTATATCATTTGGATATACTCGGTCTATCTCTTCCGGAAAAGCAAAATTACATACCATACGACTAAAAGCACGATAAACCGAACTTTTATCATCAAATACACCACCCTTCCCCTTTTTAGCATTATCCATTTTTCTCTCTATTGCTCTTACATCCGTATATTTCTTGAATTGTGTATCTGTCATATATAAATATCTCGTAATATCTTCTAATCTTCGTGGAAATAAATCACTACCACTTATACTATAATAACTTAATGTTCCTAATACTCTACGCATAAATAAATCCTCGTTTTTAATTTTCGGATTTTCTTCATCAGTATAATCAAGAAAGGTTGAATTAAATTCTTCTCGTGTATTTGGTAATGCCGAATATATAGTTGTATTCACCTTCGATTTTATTTTTAATGATGATGATATCTTATTTAATGCCATTTTTTCATCAAATCCCCATATCTTTTTACTTATTAAATTCGTCGCATTATCTCTCTTATATCCTCTTGGAAGAAGCGAAAATAATAATTTTGAATTTTCCTGATCTATTCCATATTCATCAATTATATCTATTAATCCATCACTCTCCATCTGTTTTATAAACATCTGTTCCGTCATTTTTGTAAATGGTAATTCATATATATTCATATATCCTCTTATTAAATTTACTATTGTTGATATCTCATATGGATTATTTATAATCGGTGTTCCTGATAATAGAATTATTCTACAATCTCTCGCATTCATTAATCTTATATATATATCTCTCGCCAATTTACTTCCATTCACTATTCTACTTGAAAAATTATGAACTTCATCTATTATCACAAATGAATTATCAAATGGTGAATTTCCAAGATTTTTTATTAAATTTGCTGTTAATCCATTATAACTTATAAATGTATATCTATTTCTTATAATATGTGATATCATTTGATTTATTAATGGTTTATCATCCGCTGATGGTTTATCTTTTATTATATTCGCATTTGGAATATCATTCTCATATAATGGTATCCATATTAATCCATCTTTCTTTATTATCGATTTATCTATCGCATATTTTTCTAAAAGCATATCCATCGCTATTTTATTTGTCTTTGATACTTTCACAAGAGACCAATCTTTTTTAAGATTAAGTCCTATTGAACTTATCTTTAATATCTCATTTTCATAATTAACTGCTAATGAAGCAGGACTTAAAACAAACATCTTCTTCTTATTTATATATCCTTCTGCCGCAGCTATTGAAGCACCTGATTTACCTGAACCTAATTCATGATATAATAATGCTCCACGAAATGGACTATCTATTTGAATATAATCTTTTATTAATCTTTGTTGAGGAAATAATGATATTGATTTATCTGTTATATCACATACATCTCCTTTACATTCACATTCCATTTTTGATTTTTGTTGATAATTCTCTGGTCGAAAATTCTTGAATATATTCTCACCATATCCTATACGATTTGGAAGCATCCATTTAGTATCAGATTGTGCTTCTTCTTCTGGAAGAATTGGTATTTCATCTTTATCTTCTTCATTAATTAATTCATATATTTTTACACCTATTTTTGAAAATTCTAATGCTGTAATCTTTTCATTTTTTAATACCTCGATTTCTATTTCATAATTTTCATCTTGTAATATATCAGACATTGAAAATATTTTATTTGATATAAATGATTTTGGATTAGCATTATTATAATTTTTAACTATTGTTAAATCAATTCTATAATTTTTAGATATAAATGAAATTCTCTTTTTATATCTATATCCTTTTAATGAACGTGATAATATAGTTAATAATGATTTAATTAATTCTTTATCTTCTACCTCTCTCTCTTCTTTTAAATTTAATTTATAATTATGCGTTTTTATTTGAAGTGGTTTATAATCACTTATTTTCTGTTTTACTAAAAATTCTTTAATCATATCATTTGTAATTTTATTCGTTGTTGAATATTTCGCTATTTGATTATCATCTATTGTTATTCGATAATTTATTTTCTTATTTTCAAATATAATATCTAATGTTTTAGTCTCCTCTATTTTTAATTTCTGTTTTTTATAATATTCCACAACTTTATTAAATTTTTCTTTTGTTATTTTATCATCATATTTCAGTTCTAATTCATAATCATCTCTTTCTTTAAATATTTTAAGAATTTCTTCTATTTTTGATATTATTTTAGTATCCATCTTATTAATAATAACATAAATTATTTAAGTTTTACAGAATATATTATATTAATTATGATTGATTTAATTATTGATAATCGTGAAAAAAAATTATGGAATATTATTATTGATAGAGATTTAGATATCTATAAAGATAAAATTAATATTCAAAATAAACAATTAGATATCGCTGATATTCATATTATTATTAATAATCATCTTTATCTTTTTGAAAGAAAAACTATTAATGATTTATTAGCATCTATTAATGATGGTCGTTATAGAGAACAAAAAGCACGTTTAAAATCTTCTAATCCCCATTCCATAACTTATATTATTGAAGGTGATAATATTATTTCTTCTAAAAATAAAAATCAAAATAAATTAACCAGTGTCTATTTCAATTCTATTTATAGAGATGGTATCAATGTTTTATTTATGAAAGATATTGATGAAACTGCCACATTTTTATTATTATTATCAACAAAAATGATTGATAAACCCGATAATTATATAGGGACTATTAAAGATAAAGATACCGAATATATCGATGTTTGTAAAATTAAAACAGAGAAAAAAATGAATATTGATAAAGATAATTGTTATCTACTTCAATTAAGTCAAATTCCTTCTATTTCAAAAGAATTAGCAAAAAAAATAAAAGAAAAATATCCTTCTTTATTAATTCTTATGATGACTTTAAAAGAAGAAGGTGATACTATTTTAACTAAAATTGATGGAATTGGTAAAACAAAAGCAAAAATTATTTATGATTATTTAATTTAAATTTTATTATTTTTTCATTTTTTAATTTAATTCTTATTTGAAAATCAATATTTACACCCTTGAAGATTTAAAATGCCGATTTTTTAATATATAAATAATTATATATTAAATGTCTAAACACAAAAGCGAAGATTACAAAAATGAATATTGTTATTTACTTCTATTTCAAAAGAATTAGCAAAAAAAAATAAAAGAATATATCTTTTTTTATTAATTCTTAAAAAGAAAAAGCAGATATTATTTATAAATATCCTCATTTATATTTATACCATAATAGAAATTATACCATTTTTCTTTAAATTCATCAACAGAATTTATATGATTTATCCTCGTTCTTATTATATTTGAATTAAAATTTTTAGATATTTCTCTAAAATCTACAACTATATTTTTTTCATTTTCATAAATTTTAAATGATTTTATTACACCAAATCTATCATCATTTATAGAAATATAATCATCTAATTTAAAATATGGTTTATGATTATATTTTTGTAAAATTTGTAATATAATAATCGAAGTATTCATTAATTTTTTTTCATATATAAAAAATCAATTTTTATTTTTATATATATAAAAATAAATCAAATTAATAAAAATTATTATGATAATAGGAGGAATATTAATTAGTATCGCTTTAATTACATTTTTTTTATATAAACCTAAACAATTTCCAAAAGGAAGTGTAGCATATTATAAACAAATTTGGAATGAATTATAATTAAAAATAAGCACTTTTATTAAACATTTTATTTCTCCATTTATGTTTAACATCTATATGATGATTATTATTTTTATCTTTAATATGATATAATACTAACATTTTATAATATAATCTTCGCCATTCATAATATTCAAAAGTTGGATAATCATGTTCTTTATTTTCTCCTTTTCTCCTTTTCTTTATGATAAATAAAAGATTTAGATAAAATAAAAAATATTATTGATAAATATATCATATGAATATATAAATCCTCCATTACTAATATTTAGAAAGTTCTTTTATTTTTTCTAATTAAAAAATTTATATTCCTCCATTACTATTAGAAAGTTCTTTTATTTTTATCCATTTTTGTTTTTCAAATGTTAAATCTCTCTTTCTCATATAATTTATAAATTTTATAACTTCTGTTTTATTACTTTCAACTAAAAAATTATTTAAATTATTTACTGATGCCTGATTATTTCTAGAACCAAAACTCAAATCTCTCATTTGAGTTTTATAAATATCCGATATAAACATCGGTTGTTCTAATAACCAAGCATCGAATAATTTTTTATATCCATCCTTATCTTTTGTTATAATTTCATTACCTCCCTTTTCATAAATAATTTTTATTTCACTATCCGAAAATATAACATCAACAACATCCTCTTCTGGATAATCCATCCTTAAATTAATTAAATATAAAATTTTGCGGGTTTTATAGAAATAGGCGGAGTGGGGTTCGAACCCACGCCTGCCGAAGCAGAGTAGCTCTTAAGGCTACCGTCTTAGACCAACTCGACCATCCGCCCGCAAAATTTTGAAAAAATAATTAAAATTTTTTTAATTTATTTAGAACTACATTTCTTCGTTATTTATATAAAATAAATAATCTTTATATAGTTTTTATTTAAGAAAAGAATTAAATATATTTATTAATAGATGTCTATTTCAATAGGTAATTTATTGAATGAAACTATTAATGATAATAGATTTAAAATTAATACTTACAATAATTCAAATGTTATTTTTATAAATATTGATGAAGGTACTAATTCAAATTCTATTATCAATTTTAAAAATAAATTTGAATTTGGTTATTCTAATAATTATTTAGCTTTTAATACTTCTAATTATAATATTTTAAATTTATCTCTTAATAAATCTTCTTTTAATAATGATGTCTCTATTAAAAATATTTTTTATACTTCCAATAATTATACTTATATTCAATCAAATTCTATTATTAAATTAACTAATGACCCCACTAATCATTTCTCTATCTATAATTCTAATAATTATCCTATCCTAAAAACTACCAATAGCAATATTCAAATCAATTTTAATAATTCTAATAAAATTACCTTCTCTTCCAATGGTATCGACGCTTATGATAATTTTTTCATAAATAGTAATAAATCATTATATACTTCTAGTATTAAAACTCCAAAAAAAGATTATCCTATTCTTATCGATTATGCCTCCATCTCTAATTTAGATATTGGCGGTGTTAAATTTAAAAAATATTTATCTATTGATAATGACGAAATATATCCTTTCCCTTCTTTCACCATCAATCGCTTCAATATTAATTGTAATATCGCCGAAATTTATGTAAAAAATGAAAGTAATGTTAGTAATCTCGCTTTTAGTATTAATAAAGACGGGTTTTTAGGTATCGGTTTCTCTAATGCTCTCAATCCTATCGATATCAATATTATTAATTCCAATACTCCATATATTTTAAAATATACCGGTCATTCTACTTCAAATATTGATAAATTTGTTATCACTAGTAAAGGTAAAATCGGCATCGGTACAACTATTGTTAATAATGAAATTTCTATAAATATTAATGATGATAGTAGAAATAGTATTAATTATCCCGCCATTAATTATAATATTAATTATAATAGTTCTAATAATTTTAGAACTTCTAATATTATCGATCTAAAATTTATCGCAGATAAAGGTTCTAATGATATCTTAAATGATGAAGATGTCGTTATTAATAGAATTCCTTTCGAATATAATAATTTCATTTTTCAATTTACCAGTAATCAAACATTTATCCCATTAGTTATTGAACCTTTTACTAATGCTAAA